GTTCCATTCAACACCAGAAGATAATACTAATTTGAGAGGTGCTGAGACAACATACGACGACCATATCAAGCAACTCCTTGAGCAAGGACAACGAGTACGACGTGGTGACTTCATTCCTCCTCCGTTGCCTGTAAAGCAGACTGATGTTGTACGTATTCCTGGAATGAACCCTACACGCGCATTGTTGACAGGCACAGAGATTGTTAAACAGAAACCTCTTGACGCGGTATTGCCGTCTGTTCCTAAACAGGATAGTGCCATTTGTGAGACTGCTGTTGCTATTAGTGTTGCAGCAGGGCTGTCACCGGCGCTAGCACCAGCGGCGTATCAGTTGTGCAAGGAGTATCTGCCAGTGCTGGTCTCTAAGGGCGCCACATCGGCCAGTGGTTTGGCTAAACAATTGGGTAATTACGTTATGGGCAAACTGAAGGGTAGTAAGAAGGGTGGCATGAAAGGCAAGGCCACCAAGTCGGGATTGCAGGTTGGAACGGTGTTGGACATATTTCCCCGTGCCGGGCCGTCTAATCAACGTGTGGCAGCTCCGGTGTCTGTCACTCGCAAAATCCAGCGCCGAAATAAACCTGTTACCCGTAACTTGAAGAATGGTACTATCATTGTTAGTCACACTGAAATGATTGGGGTGTTGGTTACTGGCACGCCTGCCAGCAACATCACCCCATATACGACCAAGACTTTTCGTATCAACCCGGGAGTTTCTTCGTTGTTCCCTTGGTTGTCTACTCTGGCTGTTAACTATGATAAATACCGTTTTCGGAAACTTCAGGTTGCCCTCATACCACTGGTTAGTACTGCGTTCAATGGTCGTGTTGGTATTGGTTATGATCCAGACAGTACTGATGCTGTACCGGCTAACCGATCCGAATTCTTTGCACTCGCACAGCATGCAGAGAATGCGCCATGGTTAGAATGTGCGACCTCCGTCCCGTGCGATAATCAATTGCGGTTTACTGGCACCCATTCCGTCACAGATTCCAAGCTTATTGACCTTGGTCAAATCATAGCGTTTTCTGACCAGATTTCTTCAACTGCAGCTGCGATTGCTGTCGCTGATATTGTGGTATCGTATGATGTTGAGCTCCACATGCCACAACAAGCTCTACAGTCATCGCAGTCCTTCACACGCACCACCGTGCTACCAACGGGGGTGTACAATCTTGGTAACGCTCTTGATTCTACGGTTATCCAGGGTATTAGTCTTGTTAATGTGCGGAAGACCACTGCTGCCC